CTTTTCTAATCCTCGCCTGCTCTCTTCTAATTGATTCCTTTGCCTCCAGTGCAAACAATTTCTGCAATGAGGCTGCCAAATCATTCTCAGCAATGAGCAAACGCTTGGCACAATCCTGCCCGCGATCCTCCCACGTCTTTGCTTTGTCTTTTTCTGCTCTGGCTTCAGCCTGCAGGTCGAGCAATCGCGTGGATTGCTTGGCATATTGCAAAGTTTTGCGGTTTAATTCCTTGCCCAATCCGCGCACCTGAGCGCGTGAGGCGTTAATGGCAAGCCCGAGCACGATCGTGCTGCCGGCTGTTGCTGCGGTTAAGATTTCAATTATCATTATCGTTTTTTATTACAAGATTTAAAACATAAAGCGCAGCCACGCAAAGCATAAAAGAAAAGCGAGCGCTCTCTGGCCACGTCAACGGGTTGAATTGCCCCGATACAAATACAAATCCTGCATAGGTGATCAGCAGGGCCTGCGCAAAGCAGAGCATAGTAGTGCGAAGGCTCATTTGTCCCCCCTCCCCTTATACATACGTCGCTGCACAAGCATCTGCGTGAACTCATCAAACTCGGGGCGAAATTCATCGCGCTCAAATTTGTACGGCTCGGCTTCAGGGGTTTCAATTCTGCGCTTTTTGTTGCGGCGAATTACGTGAGCGCAGTAGGCCACCGCAATGGTAGCAGGCGCTAAAATGATTGGGTAAATAATATCTAAACTCATAAATGTGGTGCTATGTGGTTGCAAATATAAAGGCATTATCCACAAAACAAAATAAATTTGAAAAAAAAATGCCCCGAGCCGAAACCCGAGGCAGTTAGCACCACACTAACGGCGCAAATATACTCAAAGTTCTGCGAGTTTATCCTGCAATTTCCTCAACGTTTCTAGGCTCTTCGGCTCCTTTCTTGACCAGTGAGTTAAGACGCACCGATTCACGCCTGCAAGTGCGCAAAGTTTGGTCAGGGTTACGCCTTTTTGGATTGCCTTAATTTTTAAATCAGTAACGATATTTTTTTCCATATGCTACAAATTTACAAAAAAAGCGATAAATTTGCAAATGTTATGCAGTACCACACAGACATTAGCCGCGTCTCAAAGAGCGGCCTCGACCTAATTAATCGCGCCCCAGCACTTTATTACGAGCGCTATCTAAACCCCAACGCCTTACCGCAAAAAGAAACCCCTGCGCTAATCATTGGCTCCGCTGCTCATTGTGCAGTGTTTGAACCCGCTGAGTTCGGCAAACGCTATGCTGTTGCCCCTCATTGCGACCGACGCACCAAAGAAGGCAAAGAAACCTGGGCGAATTTTCTCGAGCATTCTAAGGGCCTCATTCCATTGGATGCAGAAAGCGCCACAATGGTTGAGAGGATAATGGAAAGCGTCCGCGGTCATCGGACGGCGCAGTATCTACTTAAGGACGGGATTGCTGAGCAACCCATTTACTGGAATGATGAAGAGACGGAAATTGATTGCAAGGCTCGCCCCGATTGGTTGACTCCTGACAACGTTATTATTGATCTAAAAACAACAGAGGACGCAAGCCCCAGAGGATTCGCTCAGAGCGTTAAAAAGTACCGATACGATGTGCAGGCCGCATTTTACTCCGACGGGCTCGAGGAAGCCACAGGAAAGCCGTGCAATGGTTTCTTTTTTGTGGCTGTCGAAAAGCACCCTCCCTATTTAGTTGGCTGGTATTTTATCGGCAACGAGGATCTAAAGGAAGCGCGCCAGAAATACAAAAAGAATCTGATGACCTACGGCTTTTGTAAGAAGTCGAACATATGGCACGGATATAGCGAAATAGTAACTAAGGTAATTTTATGAGCACAGAAATAACAGAAACAAACCCCGCGCCACTCAGCAGCTTCGAGTTGGCCCAACGCCAAGCAAAAGCCCTGAGCGCTTCAGACTTGGTGCCACAACAATACAAAGGCAATGTTGCCAATACTTTGGTAGCCTTGGAAATTGCAAACCGCATTGGAGCCTCGCCGCTTATGGTTATGCAAAACCTGCATATCATTCACGGGCGGCCGAGTTGGTCCAGTACATTCGTGATCGCTGCAATAAACGGCTGCGGAAAGTTCACCGCCCTGCGCTTTGTTGGTGATCTTGACAAAGGGATTAAGGCAGTAGCCACCGAAAAGGCAACAGGCGAGACCGTAGAAGGCCCCGCCGTTACGATGGCAATGGCAAACGCCGAAGGGTGGGTAAGCAAGGCAGGCAGCAAATGGAAAACAATGCCCGAGCTAATGATGCGCTACAGGGCCGCCGCTTTCTTTGGCCGTCTCTACGCCCCCGAGATTACGATGGGAATGCACAGCGTTGAGGAGGTGGTAGATATCCAACACGAAGAGCCCGCAGGGGTTGCAGCGATCAACGCTAAACTAATTAACCCAACGGCTGAACCAAATCCTTAGATTCAAGCAAAGTATATGTGAAGCGGTTGCCGTGAATGGTGGCCGCTTTTTTTGCGAGTGCCATAAACTCGTTGAAATCTGCAACGCGTTTGAACACTTGGCAGCCGTGGCTCCAGTCATCCACCCGGGCACTGTCAACTCCAGCCTTGTGAATGTTAATACCAAAAACGCCTGTTTCAGTCTTATCTGTTTGATAAATTCCGTCTTTGGTGTAATCCCGGTACACAGTTACAGGGCCGCATTGTTTGAGCGCCTCATACTTTCCCTGGTGCAATCCAATAGCGTGGCTACCTCTGTACTGATTTGCAACCAAGCGAGCAGTGCCACCGCCGTTATCCGTAGTTGCAGCCCATTCTTTTACTACCCAAGTGTTTTGTATTTTGTAGGCGCATACAAGCTTATCGTCGAATGCGTTGGTAACTTTGTTGCCTGTGGAACTATTACGGATCCCCACGATGTTTAGGTTATACTCGCCATCTTCAAAGAAGGCATATTTTTTGGCGGCCATCGTGGCCTTTAATACTGCTATATTCATAAGATCAAAGTTACTAAAAAGACGGCTGCAATTGCATAAGTTGTGCGGCGGAGGCGCTTATATTTGATATCACGCTTCTGCAATTCGTCTAATAACTTCGCCTGGATCTTATCCTGTTGCGCAATAACCTCCGCATCCACCTTTCGGTACTCAATACACAACGCCAGATTCTCGCGGGCTTCTGCGCCCTTCAGCAGATAGTAATTACTTGCCGAGACTGTCGAGCTGTCTGTGCATTGCGATAAGGCGCAATGTGGTGCCGCAAGAAGTATCACCATTAAGAGCAATATAGAGCGTATCATATTTTTGATTTATTACAATTTGTGTATCGTGCAGGGCTTTGTATTTCAGGCGAATTTGGTAGAGCGTGTCGAGGTCTTTTTCAACGATCCTAATCGCTGGGCCGTGCACTACCCGCTCGCGTTTTGGTACTGCAAATTCCACGTAAGCCATCCCGCCAAAAACAAGCAGGATCAATAGCAGGATGGTGAGGTTACTCTTGCTCACCCTTTTTGCCGCTAAACTTATCGACCGATGTAAAGCCGAGCGTTAGGATTGTAACCCATTCAACAGCGGCCACCAATTCCGCACTGGGTGCAATCTCCTGCGGGCTCATTGAGTTGTGTGCCATCGTGCCAAACAAAACAAATGCGCCAATGATCCCTACAAAGCGCTTGCTGGAAAGTTGGCCGTTATCGCCCTTAAAAATTTCGAGTATCTTTTTCATATTATCCCTGCCCAACACTGGGCTTTTTTGATTTGTGTTTGTTGATGTGCTTTGTGTGCCTGCGCAGTTTACGCTTGGGCTTTGGTTGCCAACTGGCCGAGGTTGTTGTTTTTGCCTTTGCCATTTTACAAGCCGTTTAGTTTTAGCATATTGTTGAGGCTTAGCGTGTCCATTTCAGCCAGTGCAGTATCAACGCCCATGATCCGCATTGTGGTGGCATACTTTTCCGCCTTCAATTCAAACACCTGGGCCTTGGCCTGCGCCTTAACTACAGCCTCCTTCAATTCAGCCTTTTCCGCTACCTTACTTTCAACCATCGCTTCACCCATTGCCTTCGCCTGTGCAGTTGCAACAGATGCGGCTTGCAAATTTTTTGTAATCTTGCCCAACATTGCCTCAACCTCATCCACTGGCACCGCCTTGGCTTTGTCGGTAGGTACAGCAACGATGCTAACAAATAAACAGGCGGCAAAAATCAAAGTAAAATGTTTCATAGTTTTCTCATTGTATTCATGATTCGGATTTCAGTAATGGCGGCAGCCAGTGCGCTATCTGATTTTTTCAACGCGTAGCTGAGGCGATCTATCTTAATATCCAAGGCATCTATTTTTTGATTACTCTTTTCAATCTGCTCCTTGTAGCCCGAACGCAAGTCCATATACAAATAACTAACAGCCAATAGCATACAAAAAGCCACGGCAGCAACTGGGTTTTTACGGAATTGGTCAAAGCTAACAGGTAGCGCATTGGGTTTTACTTTCGGTGTTGTCATTAGTATGGGAATGGTGGGGTTACAACTTCAAATTGTGTTGGCGTTCCGAGTATTGGTGTGAGTGATTCATCAAAAACAATGTACCAAAATTGGGGTGTGTTTAATTCTGCAAACTGATAGTCAACCCAATTCTGTGTGATGTCATCAGGTGTAACGGGGATGCCGTAGTAAGTATCGCACAACTCACGGGCGGTGATTGCTTCCTGTTCGGTGTTGTATTTGTAGCCATTACAAACCATAATAAGTGATTATATTAGTATTAATTGCGTTTCTATTTGCGATTTGATTTGTAGGATATGCAATAATTTCGCTATGATTTTGTGGCGTTGGCGGCCCAAATGGAGACCCGCATAATTTGTTAAATGTTTGCGCTCCTGCTGTCGGTGTGGCTTTTGTAAAAATTAAAGTATTGTTTTTGTAGAAAGTTTGTGTTGTTCCTACTTGTAAATTAATAGTAACCAATCCAAAATTTCCGTCACCCAAAGCGGAAGTCCCAACACTTGTCAAAGTGCTTGCGTAATAAATTGTACCTGAATAATTCAAAAAAGGATATGAACTTCCGTTTTGTAATGATAATTGATTTGCTTGTGCTGCTGCATTTTGTTTGTATGTAATAAATAAAGAAGAATCAAGTACAGATATTGTAGTAGATGTACAATCAAAATTGTGTGTACTTCCATTAAACGACATTGACGGTTTACCGCTTTGTGTCAATATCGTTCCACTACTTACGATTTGTGGCTGACTTCCTGCGGTTGTTTGTGTAAAATTAACACCATTTCCGCTTTGGTCATACCAAGTAGTTACAAAGCCATTTGTACCACTACAAAAAGTAGTCAGTGCGGATTCGTCAAGGTTGCCCAATGCGGTAAATCCAATATCTTGCTCGGTGTTATCGCTTGACCTACGCACACGAATCGCACTACCTGTGTATAGAGTTCTCAATTTACGCACCGAGTAAGCCACTGCCGCTGATGGGTATATATCAAGAAGAAGTGGCACAGCCCCACTAATTGAACTCAAAATTCCGTGTGTTGAAAGTATCATATTACGATGCTATATCTCCAAATAAATACCACTCATTTTCAGCAATCTTCACCAAAGTTGCACCGCTATACTGGGCGTTTAATTTCAACTTTGCCCCATTGCTTCGGATGGTTACGCCACTTGTAGCCACAACCGTAGTTTGTCCTGATCCGTATTGTGCTAAAAGGATTTGAGTGCCTGTGCTGAACGCAACTGAACTATTCAAAGGAACTGTCAAGTTGTTAGCACTGCCCACATTCATCTCAACCAATTTGTCAGCATCACTCAAAACCAAAGTATAAGATGCGGTTTGTCTGTTGGTGGTAATGAGTTTGTTGGTCTTTGCATCAAGTGCCGTTTGTGTGGCTGTGCTTACGGGTTTGTTTGCATCCGAAGTATTGTCAACATTGCCCAAACCTACCGCAGCCTTGTTAAGGGTTGCAAATGTTTTGTCCCCTCTGTAGTAATCCGCTGAAGTTGTGGCGGTTATTATTGGTTCAACTGCGATATTCCCCGAACCCAACAAAGAAGTTGAATTTACGGTCTTAATGTTTGTACCTGAAACCAACGCATCCTGTTTGCTTGTTGCCAAACCTGAATACTGTGAGTTGGTTGCATTGTCGCCTGTGTTTGTTCCGCTTGTGTTTCCTATCACCGTAGATTGCGCATCGGTTACATAACGCCTATTTGTTGAATCTGCGATATCCGCTGTGGTTGCATCTGCCCCAGCAGTTACCAAACCTTTGGCATCGTAAGTAATCTTCGTTTTGGTTGCTCCAGTGATGGCGGTGTTTTCATCAACCTTGCCATCCAATGCCGTTTGCAAATCTGTTTGGTTTGACAAAGTGCCAGTAACCCCGCCCCAAGCAACTGCCGAACTGATGGCAATGTTTCCGCTTCCCAACAAACTTGTGTTGTTGACTGTCTTAATATTGGTACCGCTCACCAACGTCGCCTGCTTAGCATCCAATGCAGTCTGCTGCGCTGAACTTATCGGCTTGTTTGCATCGCTTGTGTTGTCTACATTGTTCAACGCCAAACTAGTCTTTAACTGCGTGGGCGTTACTTTCTTTGTGGTGGTTGCGCTTGTATCAACAATAGGCAGAACATCGGCCGCATTGTCAATGGTTGTAATGGCGGCGAGTTCCGAAATCTTCTGGTCTGGCATATGCCAAAATTACAAAACACCTACCGCCGACTCGTTAACAAATTAAACGCTCGCAATAATATACCACTGGGCGCCGTCGCTTATAATTGTCTTGCTGCCGTATTGCTGATTGATTGTAGTTGAACTGGATCCGTTTATATTATACGACCCGCCGCTTATAGTTACTACGTGGGCACTTGCTTTCTTTAGGAAATAGTATTTCTTGCCCTTGCTCTCGGTAGCGTTTGGTAGGTTTACAGTTACATTGCCATCCGTAGTATTGCAAATAATTAACTCGTAGCCGTTTGTAATTGTGTGAGTTCCTGCTGTGTAGGTTACGCTTGCGTTGTGTTCTTGCACGTGCCACCTTACAACCTCTGAACTATCCACATATTCCAGCATCACCTCCCAACGTGTGTTAATAGTTGGCTGAGTTGTTGGTGCGCCTTCTGCGTCGTTAATCAAAAACTCCAATACCTGCTCAGGCACAAAGTTAATTGATCCATTCATTTCGGCCACGGCTTCCAGTGCGTAATTTACTTTGTCATCGTTTTTGTTGGGGTCTATTTTGTAACCTTCGCCCGTTGATGTAAGCCCTGAATAAGTTGGGGCCAAATACAACCACTCGCCATCCCATGCCTCTGATCGTGCTTTAAAGCTACAGCCATTCAACACCCATGCGCCGCCGTCAAAATACAAAGTTTTGATTGCCGTTAATGTGCCACTGTCTACCCAACCACCACGGACCACCTGCAAAAAATCTTTGTAGCAACCACCTACGGCCGTGCCTATCATTTCAGTAAGCGTGCCATGGGTTACGGAATCCCAACCGCCAAACCAATCATCGGCCACTACATTGATAGTGCCATTGTAAGCCAGTATATTGCCGATTGCATACTTTGAATCACTCGAGTAATGGGCAATATCCAAATTAATTTCGGTAGAGTTTAGGGCCGAGGTTGTGCCTGGGCTAAATATTTCTTCAACATCAAAAACAAAGTCGGGGTTTTGATAGGCTGAACTATCGGCAAATGCAACTTGCACAGATCCCCAAAAAGGTTTCAAAGCCGAAGCCGTAACCTGCCACCCTTTGCTTTTTGAATAAGTTTTAACAACTGAATACACAAAGTCAATATCTACAAATAGACGGTCGTAAGTTGCGGGGGCTGTCGTGCACTGGTGCTCAATCATGTAACTATTCCAGGTAGTTTTCTGCCCACGTGTATCGACTTTGCCCTCAAAGGAATTTACTGCGCTACTCCAGTACCCATCATTTTGCAAATAAGATATAGTACCCGAGGCAGTACGCAAATAAATCCTGTAATTGATCTGCGTCTGATTCTCAACCTTGCCGCTGGGATAGGCGCGGGTAAACTTGACCAATACCTTAATGCGCATAGGTGCATCGTCTGGCGTTGAGCCCGTTGGTATGCCTGTGAACTCACTGGAAAAAATGGTATCTACAGCGTTTTGATAAGTGCGGTATTTGCTACCTGCAAGCCTACGCTCTGTATCGATGCGCACCAACTTTGCAGCGGGCTGATAGTAAAGCGACGGCTTGGCTTCCCATTGCGGTCGTGGGCTTGCCAATGTCTGCCTGTGGGTATAGGTGCCCGTGCCTTGGTAGCCGAGTGTATAGGAGTAACGGCGATAGGCGAGCGTAGTATTAAAGTAACCGTTTACTGGCACCATCCAATAGCCTGCCATCTCGTGAATAAACCTAACTTGCAAGGCTGCGCAAATCTGCTCCATTGCCTCGGTGCAGGTGAGCATGTTGCTATCGGCATAATATCCCGCGTCTACATCGATGGCCCGCACGTCTTTCATGGGGTCAAAGTTTTTGACAAAGGCGTTAAGGTTGAAGCTTAACAAATGAATCCCTTTTAATGCGGCCGCACTGGCATACATTAAAGAGGCATCATAAAAGTAATTTGAATTAATACCCAACACTACCCAGTACTCACTCAATTCAATTTGTTCCAGGCACTTGCGAAAAAGATAGGAGCCTGTAATTATGCCATCAGTAAACCACAGATCACTAACACGAAATCCTTTTAACAATTCCAAACCATCAACCGCCGCAAGTTTAATTCGTGGCTTTGCTTGGATGGCCTCACGCAGGCGCGTCATCTGATCGGCAATAACTCTACCAATCCAAATAGGCACATCTTCACGATATACAATCATGGCCCAATTGTTTTCAGCCTCTGTACTTATCGAAATAAAGTCAGCCAGTACAGTATTGTTTGGCATCACCCACTCCGTTGAGCATCGTGATGGCCTTAAAAATTCTTCATAGGTTGCAGTGCCTTCGCCTTCGCGATCAATTACAAAGCCCTCGCCCGCAAGTTTTAACTCGGTGCCCGAGGTGGTGCTACCGCTTGGCGCATCCCACAACTCAACCCTGTAATCAATATCCTGTATACTCTTAAATGAGCCGTAGTAAATGCGTGCCATTATCCCCTATTTCTGTCTTTGTTATATCGTTCCAAAACAATTGCCAAATCGCGACCTTGTATTGTAGTGCTTGCAACGTAGCCGCTTTGCTCGTTTGTGTTTAGCATGCCCTTCAATTTGTCAAGTGGTGCGATTACTTCAGGGTTACTACTCGCCCCTGGATATTCACCAACCAATCCCAATGTAGGCCCGCTCACAATACCTCCCTCAGCGAAGGCTGTCATCTCTGGGCCTTTGTTCAGCATATTAGTGATCACCGCAGAACCCGCAACCAATGCAACACCCGCAGCAGCTGCGAGCACAGGGTTGGAAATCAATAACTCCTTAAAAGCCTTCGACGCTGTGGCCGTTGCAATCAATGCTTGCCCAAATGATTTCATGAATGCCGCAACGGATCCCAGTAATTTCTTGCCAAAATCTTGGAAGCTTCCAATTTGCCCCGTCATAATATCGCCCAACAACACCCCGAACGCTTCGAGTCCGTCAGCAGTTAAACTATTAAACGCCTGGTTAACTCCCTCCATTGATTTCGCAAAACGCTCTTCATACTCTTCCTGCTTTGCGATTTGGTTTTGCATCGCATAATCAATCTGCGTAAATGTATGCTCAAGTTTTTGCGGTGCCTTAATATCAATAGGCGCAGGATCTATTGTTTTGATTCCTTGGCGTGGTCCGCTGGCAACGGTTTCGATTTCTGTTGCCTTCAATTCATTCCTAGCCTTTTCCGCCTCTAATTGTCTTTGTGCTTTGTACTTTCTAAAGTTTTCTAAACGCTTATTGTAGGCGTCTTGATTTTGCTTTAAAATCTCGGCCTCGTGCTCTTGTTGTTTGGCGGCCTCGGCTGCGTTATAATTGTCTCTCTGTATTTTTAATACGGTTAACGCTGTTTTAGTATCGTCAATTATTTTGCCCCAGTTCTCTTTATTATTTTTGCCAAAGTTTGCCCGAGCCTTTTGTAGCGTTAAATTTAAATTCTGTTCTTGTAAAGCAAAGGCGCCTAATTTATTGCCCTTTGCCTCCATTACTTTTATATCGCGTTCGTTTTTGGCTATCGTTTTATCGAGCGTTGTATTTAATCCTTTTAGCGCGGCATCAGCGGGAAAAATTGCGTTCTTTAATTTATCAAAGTTTGCAATCAATGCGCCAATCCCTGCAATTGCAACGCCAACACCTATAGACATTAAGGCTGTTCTAAAGGCAAGCGTCGCCCCTGTTGCGCCTCCCGTTACTAATGTATAAAGTTTAGTGGCTGCCGTAGTTATCCCAATACGCACAGCGCTCTCGGCTTGCAATGCGTTTTGTATGGCTTGAACTCCATTCACCAAAGCAATGGCGCCCTGCAGCTTTACCATTGTTTTCTGTAGATCTTCATTCTCAACACCTGCCAATGCAAGTGCCCCCTCAACGGCTCCAAAGGCTCCGGCAACTGCCTGCACTCCACCCAATACCGCATCGAGGCGTCGGGTATCGCTTGCAAAATACCCAACCTCTGCCCTGGCATCGCCTATGCTATCTTTGATTCTACCCGCTTCTTTTATAAACTGATCAGCGGAAGCCGCAAACTCTGGGCCCAATGCCCGCGCTTCCATAGCCAACTGAGTCAACTGCCTAACAGTCCCCATCGTTGGGTTACGGGTTGCAATGCTTGCCAGCTTCTCCTCAATGCTCTTTGCGCTCTTTGCCACATCGGCAGACATTTCGCCGCCCGCCTTTTTTATTACTGATATCGCATCATTAAAGCCCTGTCTGAGCTTTTCAATGTTTGCGCCAATTACTATATTTAAGGACCTTGCCATGCTTACAATTCTATTTTATAACTATCTTCTTGTAATAAATATGCGCCATCTTCGAGCAACAAATAACTAGCACCAGATGGCACTGGCGCGGCATAAATGTAATTAATAATAAAGTCCTGAGCAACGTGATAAATTCCCGCAAATCCCGCCTCATCCTCAACCAAATGCACTTCGCCATCGAACTCAATCGCCTGGCAGTAAACCCCATTAAAAGTATCTGGAAAGGTAGCAGCTTCAAACGCAGCTCTAACTTGTGCGGCTGTCTCCATCGCATCGGCAAACGTGGTGCCAAAACTACTAACTTGCACACGAGCAAAGTCTGTGCGTGAGTGGCTTGTGTTGGTAGGGCTTGCAATTACGCTGACTAAATTATAAGCAATTGCAGGGAATGCAGACTCTTGCGGAATCCGCAAAGGATTTAAGCGAGTGGAAACCAACGCCGTGAGGTCTGACGCATTGCTTAAAATGTTATATACTATTTTTATGGGTGCGCTCATGCCTTGGCGTCTGGGGTTAACTTATCAAAGACATGCGAATATAGTTTAACCGCTTCGTGAATAGACAAAAACTCAGGTTCCTCCCATGGAAATGTTAACAGCCTTTTCGGTTCAATTGGCTTTTTTAAATGTGGCGCCATGCCTGTAGCAACTGCCCAGCGAGTGATCTCCCATTGGTTTCTGTACTGCTGTTGCTGCGCCTCACGCATCCCCTCCAATTTCAAACGCCAAAATCGTGGCGAGCATTTCCAAAACTCTCGCTCAGTTAGATTCAATTCGCCGTAACTGATGCGCTCAATCTTGCGCCAAGTTAGCGGTGCGCCGTCGCCCTTGGCTTTTACTTTCCCTCTGGCTCTTCAGTGCTAAAGAAATCACTAACTGCCTGCGTGAATTCATCCAATGCAGGGCTCAACTCTGTAAATCTTTTAACCGATGCGCCCAACTTTTGGATGGTGGGATATGGCGTTTTTTTGCCGTCGGCTTCGTAGCCTTCCAATATCCCATAGAACGCGCAACTTAGTGCAAAGTCCATCGATTTGGCAAGGTCTTTTTGCAGGTTTAGATCTGCGAAATTTTCCATTCCAGCCAACTGCATAACGTTGCGCAGGCTGTTCATGTTAAACAAAAGGGGGTGCTGAACACCCCCAATGATAATGTGGCTCATGCCACAAAGATAAGACAAAAAGTATTAAGGCGATACGGTGCCAATGGTCAAGGCGCCAGTACCTTGCAAAGTTCCTGTGAAGGTTGCTTTGTCATTGTTAGGTGCGCTCAAACTCAAGCTGCTGAAGAAAGCGCCGCCTGTTAATTTTTGATCTCCGCTGCTGTTGGTAGTCATTACAATTGTAACAGAAGTACCCGCTAACAAATCGGTCAAAAGATCTTTAAAAGACAAACCGCTTGTGCTCACAGATGCATCTTCTTCAAAAATACCTTCAACGTTCAAAGTGTAGCCATATTCGCCGGCGATAAACTCCTTTGCGCCTGCGCTGTCTTTGTTAGTAACGTCGATCATATCTTTAGAAATGTCGATTGAATGAGATGTCGCGTTTGCGATTTTGGTCAAGGTTCCGCTAACATCTTTATAGATGCTTATCAGCGTGCCGTTTACTGGTCCAGAGATTGCCATGGTTATTTGTATATTAGATTATTTTTCTTTGCTAAATCGGCAATGATTTGATCAACGCCTTTTTTAATACCTTCGATTACACGATTTCTATTTTGATCCATTGCGGGCCGCATAAATGCGCGTTGTGTTCCAAGTTGCCCCGTGTACCTTCCAGTACTTTCTTGTATACGAGCAACAGTTCCATACTCAAACATCACGCCCAAATAATGGTTGTAATAATTGCCATTTAAACCAATCAAAACGCGCTCTCTGTTATCTTTATCCATCTTTGTAATAAAGCCGATTGAGTTTCGCATGTTGCCTGTATCGGCAGGCGCTAAACTTTTAGCCGTATCAATAATGCACTGAGACTCTTTTTTTATCATGTTCTGCAATTTTTCAGACTTGACATCGACGCCCATTTTTTCCAGTGCTGAAAGTATTTCAGCAAGGCCGTCCATTTTTGTCTCGCGTTTGTTTGCCATTATTGCGTTAATTCGGTTTGTAGTTTCAAATATAGATTGCGCTGAAGGTTTGCAATGTTAACAATGTTGTGCGCTCCGTTGTCATCAACCACCCTGTGCTTAACGCCTACGGCCGAATTGAAACGAATGGTATACATTACAATTTGCTTATGCTCGCGCCTGTCTGCGTTTACATTCTCGGCACCACTTTCCTGCTCTACGCGCTGCGCCCAGGCCGTTGCATATTCCGTCCACGTTTGCAGCTTCTCGCCTGTGTTTGTATCTATGGTTTCGGTGTAACTTTGCAGGCTCACCAAAACATCCATTAACCCCGCATTCATCAGATCATGATTTGGATTTTGTACGGATCGAGTAAGTAATGAAAGCCAAAATTCATTTCGCTGTTAATACTCCCCGCAATGATGGCCTGCCTGTTATCGTAATACTGTGCAACCAACAACAGCGCCGCGTGCTTAATCGTGGCGGGTAGAATTGTATCAGGATCTACAGATGAAGTGCCTACAGGATTAAAGCCCTCAGAAATTTCAACAATATACTTAATAACATCATCCGTTATAGAGGATGGCGTATTTTCAAAAAAGATATTTCGAGAATACCCGCCCATCGGATCAGGCGCAACCAACCAATCGCCAGAATCAAAAGCAACAACTGCCTGCGAGTCGTTCACATAACTCACGGAGTTAATAGCCAAACAGCGCGTGTTTAAGCGCAGATAATTGCCCGAAGGTATATTGAGGCCATTCACGGGATTCACGAGCGCAGGCATGCCTGTAAATGAGTCAAACCCATATTTTGCCGTCCCTTTGCGAATCGAGTAGCCTAAATAATTACTGCAGGCATCAATTGCCATAGAGATAAGCCCCGAAATGTAAGTATCATCTGAGGAACTTGTAACCCTTAAATGGGTTTTTGCATCTGCCAAACTTAAGTAGTCAGTGGCGGCATTTGCGAAGGCGGTATATCTACGGCTAACAAACATTTTATTCGGCGTCTAATTCGGTTTCAGGGTTTACTGGTTTTGCCTTCTTTTTGGTAGGCGTCAATACTGCAATCTCTTCAGCAACACCTCCCTCAATTAAGAGCATGGCCTGCTTAGTTTCAATAATCACTTCGTCGCCTACGTTGTAACTTAGGTTAAATTTTCCTGTAGGGTTTGCTACAAATCTCACTTTCATATTGGCCCAGGGGCGATGCAGTCAAGATCACCCCCGGCACTTGGAACTTTAACGCCCCCAAGCGGGCAGGATATTAGGCAAGGATATCTTTGCAGACTGCGAAGGCAGTAGGCTGCAACAATTCCACGTCCAAATAAGAATTTAAAACAACGTTGGTCAAGCCAGCAGTTGCACCACTGAATGGGTCTACTGTGAGTTCGAGGCCACCGCCCCATGAAGCAATCGCCATCTTACTGAAGTCACCAAAAATTAAGGCAGACAAGTTAGAGCTAGTGCCCTTGGTCAAGTTGCTAGGAACCAAAGTTGAAGTTTGAACATTGTAACCGTTCAAATCAGTACCGCCAGAAGGCCAAATAAAGTTACCTTCAACACCAGAAGCTTGGCGGGCAGTTGTTTGCAACTTAGCCTTTACGCTTGGGTTAGTCAAGTAAGCAACACCATCACCGTTTGCATTTTCTACAGCCTTCATCAAGTTAACAACGTCAGCCCATACTGGAGCGATACCGTTAGCGTTTGTGCTGTTAGAAGTTGCACCACCTGCGAAAGTTACGTTTACAGAAGAGTTGCCGATAATACCGATAGGCTCGTTAGTTCCACCGCCTTTAATAGCAGCAGTTTCCAAAGATTGAGCCATTGCATTCAAGAGCCAGTTGCGCACATACAAATCGATGCTGTTTGAAGATTGCATCATCAACTGATTAGATACCTGAATGTAAGCAGCCAAACGCTTAGGGCTGAAAGTTACCTTAGAAAAAGCAGGGCTCTTTTCGGTAGCAGTTCCGTTTTCAGTATTCCAACCTGCAGAAGGCACAGTTGAAGCTGTTGGCATATCCAAGTTACCAACCAATCCAGACAATTGCTGTACGCCTAATCCGCGCAATACGGTGCGAGGCAACAATACATCGATGATAGAACCAACAGAAGTTTGAACGTTTACACCGCCTTCAGATCCAGAAGTTCCGCCAGTAGCAGTCATATCACGTTTGAAAACTTCAGAAGGGATTTTTACAGAGTGAGCAGAAACAGAAACACCAGAACGCTGGAACTCTTCAGCACCGATTTGAGAAAATTCACCTTCAACACCTTCGCGGCGTCCAGTGGTAGCCAAATTGATTGCACGCTTGAAGCTGTAATCTTTAGCCATGTTTTCTTTTTCTTTTTCCTCACCACGGCTTGCAGAATGACCGGCAGCTTGTGCAGCCAAGTTTTGCAATTTCTCCAAGGTTTCAACCTCAGCTTTGATCGCGCCCAAACGAGCCTCGATTTCGCTTAAGCGGTTGGTTTCTGAATCAGCCATAGAACGGGCTTCTTTTTCGATTGTGGTTTGCAAGGTAGACAATTCGCCGAGCAAACGTCCACGCTCTTCTTTCAATGCTTTAATTTTATTCATGATTTTGTTTTTTGTTTAAAGGTTTTGGTATCTCAATAAAGCCAATTTAATAACATCGGCAGAGGCTTGGCTTCTTTTGGCCTCTTCGATTTCTTGCTCCTGATCACGCATAGCAACAATGCTACGGGCGTCGGCTTCAGTGTCAGCGTAAGCGGGATAAGTTACAGGGCTAACATCATACAAATCCTCGATGACCTTGATTGTGCGCTTGCCCATAGATCCGTACTTTTCCGACTCGCTCCACATTTGTTCTTTGATAGTAAAGGCAAATGAGCTCTGTGTGATATCGCCGCGCATAATAGAACGCACAACGCTCATGTGGGTAGGGTTTTCGTAATCTGGGATCCACGTATATTCTAAATTGCCGTCGCCATTTACAAACACTTTGCAGGTGTTTGCTTTTGTGCGGCCCAAAATTAACTCGGCTTCGTGGTTGAACAAACAGCGAATGTCGTAATCTTTTGACAGAGCATTGTCAAACGCCCCCGGCAAAATAACCTCCTCAAAATATCCTAGATCCGTCGCGGAATTAATGACAGCAGCAATGCCGCCAATTTCTTTTGGCATGCCTTCGCCGTCCTCTCTGGTGTGAACAGTGCCCGTAAATGTGCGCCTTTCTTGTTTCATTTTAAATATTTTCTTGGTTATTCGTACCCTCTGGATTGTTGTTTTTGTCGGCGGTGCTCATTAGTTGCGCAATTTTGGCGTCCATGTATTCATCGATTTTGCTGGACGGCATCAAATTGGATTCGATCAAATACTCATCGCCTCCATTGAATCCGTTTGCATCTTCAAACATGCGGGCCTCGTTACGTGAAAGCCAACCGCCGCGAATGCCTTTGTTATAGTAATCAGCGCGCTCATTGGCGGAGGCTCTCAACAGCGAATTAAAGTTAAATTTAAAGTAATAAGTTAACTTATCATTTTCTGTTAACAGCTTGCGGGCCATTTCCTGCTCGATGTTAATCGCATAGGATGCCAAAGTACGTGCGTAAAAATCTTGGTATTCCTGCTCAACGCTGGACTTGATGCCATCCTTTGCGCCGATCATGGAAGCGGGCACCCCAAAAATGCGGGCGATTTCCTCAGCCGAAAATTTGCGGGTTTCCAAATACTGCGCCTCTTCTGGCGATAGGCTCAATTTTTCCATCTTGATGCCATTGGGCAACACAGTGCTACGGCTTGCCCCATCAATTACATCATCAAGTGATTTCTTCAATGGCACTGCCTGCTCGGGTTTAATCTGCGCATCCGATGTTAACAAAAATTTCAATACTCCATTTTTGTAGACGCCCGCGCTTTGGCTAATAGCCGCCAAATCAATACCCAAGGTTTCGGCGTGCACCACGATGGGCGACAAACCCACAAGCGGATCATCACCGCAAAGCCCTTTAAAGTGCAACATGTCGGCCGCTGGAATCATGCCGGGGAAGCCCTTGCGATTCACTTTGTAAAACAATTGGCCGTCCTGCATGATTGGCTGAACGTAATCAGGTGCAATCGGGTGCAACTCAATGCCCAAATATCTGCTGTCGCGATTAATAAAAGCGTAGGCGTTGCCCTTCAGCGCCAAGTGGCTCACCATGTATTTGGTGAAATCGTATTTTGTTTGGTAGGGGTTTGGCTCGTTTACCAATGCTGTGGCGTAATGGATTACAACCTGCTCTCGATTGGTGCCATCGTCTTTGTAAAGTTTCAAAGACAAGCCAGCTATACCGTCAGCAATAACCCTAACGCACGCGTGCACCGACGCAATAGATAGCGCCGTGCGATCATTAACCGCCTGACCGCTTTTTGTTTGATATCCGAAAACATTTTGTAAAGTATTCACAAGCCAATCAGTTGGCTGCGATAAGCTACTGCGCTTCTCCGCTCTTTTTGGCTGCCAGAATTTTAGATTCATCGCCCGCAAATTACAACTGCCCTAAATTACTCACGTTAACAAATCTTATTTGTTTCGCCCCTGGGCCAACCACCTGCTCAATGCTGCCCTGAATACATCGTAGTTTTTATACCGACGCACGCCAAACTTGCCGAAATACTTTTCCTCGGTTGCGTTGTAGGCATCCTCATAGGTCCGATATTTCGGTAGGTTGTTGTAATATTCCTGCATGTAGTCGTCCAAAAATTTCATAAGCTTACAAACCAAAAATCAGATTCTTTTTCTTTTGCAGCATCCTGCATGCAAGTGCCCAATGCCATAACTATCGAAACAGGCCCATCGACTTTATCGCCAGACTTGGCTTTATCTATTTTGATATTACCCGCAGGATCTGTGCGCAGCATTATGTTGCCCATCATCCAACGAGTAACGGGATTACCCGCATGCCTTAATTGTTTATCCTTTGTCAACCGCTCCAATTCTTTGGTAGGTGCCGACATTGATACAAAGCCTTGGCCGAAGGGGAACATTTGCAAGCCTTCGTTTTGTAACTCAATAACTAACTGCGAAGAGTTGAATCGGTCAAAAGCAATATCTTTTATGTCGTACTGCTGAGCCAACTGAATAACCCGCGCCTTAATAAAAGCGTAATCAGTTACATTGCCGTCCGTTAACTCAATATGCCCATCGGCTGCCCATTGCCTAATCGATTGCCCTGCTGCGTCCTTGCGTTTATAGGCCGTCTCTACGGGTAGCCAATACCATGAGCGAATCGCGTGAAATTCTGGGAAGTACAAACTAAATGCGCAAAAGTCCCCAGTGCTTGCCAAATCCAAACCGCCATAACACAAAGCGCCTTCAAGATCATCCGCGCCGTCGCAAGCTTTCCAATCGCTGTCTGAAATCCAAGTCATTGCCGTATCAGTCCACACGTTGAGCAGTTTGGTTTTAAATTCAACCTCTTTGTGCACGAACTCCTTGGCCTCAGTCAATCCCTGCTCAAGTTGGCGCGGGTTTACAGAAATACCCCAGTTTGGATTTGCCTTGGCCCATACTGCCGGGTCCGTCCAATCGTCCCCCTCATCCAATGTATAGATCACCGAAAACAATGCATCGTCTTTTATATTGCCACTCAATACCCCTGCGCAGTACTGCCTGTGTTTGTAGCAGGGTGCCTCACGATTAAAGCCCGCCGTCGTAATGGTAAACAGCAACGGCTGGCGCCTTGCCCCCATTGAGTTTCTGATTACGTTGTAAAGCTCATCATTTGGATGGGCGTGATATTCATCGATGCAACAAAAGTGCGCATTCAGTCCGTCCTGCTTGCCTGGATTCCACTCAAGCGGTTTGTATATTGATTGCCCGTAAAGTATGCGCCGATTGTTTACAGAATTGTTAACGGTAAGCGCTTCATTCAACCAGGGCAGATTTTGACAAACCCTAACCGACTCCCCGAAAACCATCATCGCCTGATCTAACTTTGTGGCCGCGCTGTAAACCTGCGCCGCCGATTCGTCATCTGCAATAAGCCCGTAAAGCATAATCGCCGAGGAAAAAGTAGATTTACCATTTTTGCGTGGCACCTCAACATAAGCCCGCGTAAATCTACGGCTACCGTCCTCGTTCAAAAACCCAAACAGATTCCAAATTATAAAAGCCTGCCAAGCTTCCAACTCAAACGGCTTGCCCGCATATTCGCCCGTGCTATGCTCCAACTGCTCAATAAATTCAATGGCATGCAAAGCGTAGGTATCAGAAAATCCCCAACCCGCTGCACGATCCGCCACGTATCTATCGACGGCATTGCGCACGTGTTCACAAACTGGCACCGCGCCAGATTGGACGTCGCTTATATACTTTTCAACTTTTTGCACTGGCTTTCAAAAATGGCCTTTGCCTCTTCAGCTAGTTTCAAGTTGCGATAAACAAACGCCTCATCCCACAAACCAAACTTGCCACACTCACGGAATCCGCTGCCTTGGTCCATGGTGATCACAAATTGGTTGCCTCGCTCTTCAATCCTGTACTCGCGTCCCTGGTATTCAACGTGCGCCGTTTCAAAGGCGGCTTTGTGCGTTGCTTTGTTAACTGTCTTTTTCATGTTATGCGGTTTTTGGTTTTCTTAATAATTCTAATTTACTCGCTGGCTTCACGTTGCCCGTTTCAATTCTTGCCCGGGCGCTCGGTGTGATTCCAAACAACTGCCCCATCTGCGTCGCTTGCTTCAATGCTTTGCTGCGCACATCATACCACGGCGAAACAACACGCTCGCCAAATCTGTTAACAACAACCTCGCCCTCCTTGTTGTTTATCTCGCAGGCTTTTTTATACAACCCCAATTCGTTGCAGTACCCGGCAACCAGCCCGAGATCTGCGCCAGCCAATAAATTGTTATTCAATAACTCCTTGCAAGTGATATCCCAATACTCAAAGCCCAAAGCGTTTAGGTGAGCGGGTGGTTGTGGAACTCCAACACTCAGCTCGACAATCATCGGCTGCTCAAGACTTCGGTCGGCGCGAAAAGTCCCCTCGATTTTTTTTAAATCAACGGGTTTGCGTGGTCTCCCTTTCATATTTACAAATATAGTGTAAAATATGCAAATTTATTTTCGCCCATGTGTGAAGTAAAG